AGACCTAAACTCAAAGAAGGAGAGAAAGGTCGATATAGATTATCAGCTAAGGAAAAGGCTCGTAGAGCTGCTCTAGCCCAGTTGCGGTATAGAGACAAAAAGATTAAGAAACATAAGAACCAACTATCGAGGCAAAAACAATTAAAGAAAGAAAAGATACAGAAGTTCAAACACCTCGACAAGGCGATAGAGGGAAAGGCTGCGATAACGGAAGATGTGCTTGCGGATGCACCAACTGCGTTTCAGGAGTTTGTTGCGGAACAGGAAGTTGCGTTCAAGCCGAATCCAGGTCCTCAGATGGAGTTCCTAGCAGCACCTGAACGTGATGTTCTTTATGGTGGTGCAGCAGGTGGAGGTAAATCATATGCCCTACTTGCAGATGCATTAAGATATGCCCACAATCCTAATCATAGAGGATTGCTTCTTAGAAGGACATTGGGCGAACTAACAGAGCTTATAGACAAAAGTAGGCAATTATATAAGAAGGCTTTCCCAGAAGCTATATTTAGAGAAAGTAAATCGACTTGGGTATTCCCATCAGGGGCTACGATTTTATTTTCATATTTAGACAGAGATACAGATGTTACAAGATATCAAGGACAAAGTTTTAACTGGATTGCAATCGATGAAATCACGCATTACCCAACTCCTTACGTATGGGAGTACCTTCGTTCAAGACTCCGTACTACGGATCAAAGCATTATACCGTACATGCGTTGCACAGCTAACCCAGGTGGAATGGGCGGTTGGTGGGTTAAAAAGATGTATATTGATGCTGCCGAGCCAAATACGCCTTTTTGGGCTAAAGATGTTGAATCAGGTACTATCCTCAGATACGGAGCCTCAGCCCAAGAAAAAGCAGGAAAGCCCCTCTTCCAAAGAAGATTCATCCCTGCAAGACTAACGGATAACCCCTATCTTATAGCTTCAGGGGAATATGAGGCTATGTTGTATTCTCTACCAGAAGTAGAGAGAAGAAGATTATTAGAAGGAGACTGGGATGTCACAGATGGTGCAGCGTTTGCTGAGTTTGATCGTTCAGTACATGTTGTTGACCCCTTTGAGATTCCTAGGTCTTGGGCTCGTATTAGGGCTGCAGACTACGGTTACTCTAGTCCTTCTTGTGTTTTATGGGGTGCTGTCGATTATGATGGTAACCTATGGATATATAGAGAGCTTTACGGAAAAGGCTACACAGGAGAAGGGTTAGCAGAAAGGATTATGGAACTAGAGTATGATGATCCTACTATGCAAACAGCAGTATTAGATGAATCATGTTTTAGTAGAACAGGACATGGTTTAAGTATAGCAGAGTCCATGAATAGGTTTAATCTAAGATGGATGGCTTCTAATAGAGACAGACTGGCAGGTAAGATAGAGATGCATAAACGTTTAGGTATGAATGACATGGGAGAACCTAGACTTAGAATATTTAATCACTGTAGCCAGTTGATAAGAACTTTACCTACACTACCTCTAAGTAAAACAAACCCAGAGGATGTAGATACAAAAGCAGAGGATCATGCTTACGATGCTTTAAGATATATGTGCATGACAAGATTAGTTAACAGCCCATACTATCATCCTAGGTTTAGAAAACCTAAAGAGTTTGATAGGTATGAGGTGCAAGACCCTATATTTGGATATTAGATGGTAAAAAAAGAATCAGATTTGTCACCTGCAGAAAGAGAGTTTCTTGAAGGAGAAACTTTTAAACAAAAACGTAAAGCAGAAAAAATTGCAAATAAACAAGCTTTTGATGAGGCAGTAAAGACTGATACTCTTACAGAGTTTAAGGGAGATGTTCCTAAGGATAGTGACGTAACTTATGGAAGAATGTGGAAAAGAATAAATGATCTGGCAGAAACTACTATAAAACTTAAAGCAGAAAAAGAATTTGAAATAAATAATAGAATAAGCGATATAGAAATTAAAAAAAATACAATAGGAGATTTGACTCCTGATATAGTTGGAAGATACACTACACCGTTAACTGCAAACTTAGAAGCAAACATAAACAAAATTTTAACAGAAAAAAATTCTATATTTGAAACTAAACAAGATAAAGTATATAAACCTAACACACGTATGCATCAAGGTTGGACATACGGTTCAGGTGTAAAAGGGGATCAATCTGTTGCAAAAGTATTAGGAATAATAGCTAGTGACACAGCAGACTTTTCAGATGAAGTAGATATACTAGCAGGTAATAAAAAGGGAACTGTAGACATAAGTGATTTTTTTTCTAAAAATTTTAAAAGAAATACTGATGTTATAAAAAAACTAAATGATGTTACTTTTTCAAGTAATATTGCTACACAGTACGTATCTAAAATAATATCACAAGTAAACAATCATAATACAGGAAAAGAAACAACAGATATGATATTGTCTGCTATAGGTAAAAATTTAGATAGTATACAAGGAACAATACATTTAGCTGATGATGTAAAAGATTATTTAAGTTTTACTTTACTAGAAGCTCAAGAAATAGTTAAAGGTTTAGGTGGAGACTTAACTCAAAAAGCCTTATTCGATTATCAACAAAGTATATTATCCACCAGAAAAGCAGGTATATTAACCGATGCTTATCCTATAATATCTGCTATTAAAGACCCTAATAATAAAAATATTACTCTTGCAATACTGTCTGACTACTATGGATACCCCTCAGAAGAACCAGTGTTAACTGCAGATAATAAAATTAATAAAAAATACTATGGAGATAACTTTAGTAAAGTAACAAAAGGAAAAGTATTTAGATCGCAGCTACTTGATGCAGAAATACAATATATAAATGAACTAATACTAAATGCTTCTAATACTAATACTGTAATAAATATGGATACAGTTCAAAGTAATTTAGAAAAGATAACAAAAAATAAACCTGTACCTTTAAATGATAGTCAAGTAAATAGAGCAATTTCTGCTATGGATACTAAAGTTAAAGTTGCCCTTACTGACGCTAAAAAATTAAAAGCTCTAGGACACACTTTAAGATTTAAATTAGGTATTGCATCAGGTTTACGAAATGACGAATTAGGAAACATAAGACTTGAAGATTTAGATTTAGAAAATAATAAAATATTTGTAACTGACGGTAAGGGGGGCAAACCTAGAGAAGCTTTTATATTAGACAAAAAAGAAATAGGTCTTATAGATACGTATAATGAATATATTAGACTATCTAGGCTTACTGATAGAAAGGGTTATTTGTTTCCCTCCAAATCTGCTAAAAGTGGTAAAGCTTCTAAGTCTGCTTTTGATATATTTTTAAAAGATATTGCTAACGAAACAGATATACCTGAAAAAGATTTAACACCACACAGGCTTAGACATTATCGTGTTACTAAAGTTGCAAGAGAAGGCGGTATTGACATAGCTAGAAAAGTAGCAGGTCATGTACATTCAGATACTACTTCTATATATGTTCATGATGTAGATATTAGTTTAGCAGGAAAAAAAGATATTGACCTTGAAAGATACTCAATAGATCAAGATGGTTTGTATATTGATCCTAAAAAAGTTTCAAACAATCAAATAGATTCTTTAAAAATTATAAAAACAGAATTAGTAAAAGAAAGAAAAGAGCTAGTAGAAAATGCTTCTGATTATGTAGTAAGCCCAGAAAAAATTGCTAAACAAAGAAGAAAAACTGATATGTTTAAATTTAGTACATGGTCTAATTTAGATTTACAAATAAAAAATGTAGATTTATCTCAAAAACCTGTTGATACTAGAACTGTAAAAGGAGTAAAAACTTTTTTAAATACTCCTAATGCTATTAATATTAAAAAAACAGGAGTAGGCATAGAGTCTGGTCCTTTTGTACAGACTGTAGTAAATGGTGTTGATAATAGTAAAAGGCTAAGTCAAATAAATTTTGATTTGTTTGCACCTACTACTGATGATACTATAACTGTCTTTGCTGATCCAGACAATTATGGTAGCAAAATTGGCTTAAATAATGAAATAGTAACTGTAGATTTAACTTCTAATTTTACTGAAGGACCTTTTAAAACCGTAGATGATATACCTGTAGGAACTGGCACAGTTTTTGTACCTGAGGCTGTGGAAATAAAAAAACCACCGAAAATAAACAGACAAAGAGGTAGGTTTAAAAAGTTAAGTAAAGAACAAAAAAGATCAATATTTAATCTTTTAGACAGCACTAAAAAACATAGTTATTTTGGTTTACTTATACCTAGCCTACTTTCTAAAGTAGCAGAAGTTTTACCTTTCGGAAAGCAGATAAAAGGTGGCATTACTTCATCAAAAGTATTAGGCAAAAAGCTATTAGAACCTGGTGCTGAGGTAGGAATAGAGTGGTTAATGTACGATCCTGCTCAAGGAGAAAAACTTTTACAAGATTATGAACGTAATGAAGAAGGTAAAATAACAGGCGGAAGAACTATAAGTTTTTTAGATAATATAAAATTTGAAGGATTTGAATTAGAACAAACTACCGATCCTAAAAAAGCAGAAGCTAATTTAGATAAACTTACTGGAGAACAATTTGTAGAGTTTGCAGGAACAGATGTAAATAAAAAACTAGGAGTAGAAGAAACGTCTTTTGATCCAAACAGACCTTTAGATAAAACTATTTATGGTGCTTCAGGAGAACAAACTTTGTTAAATCCAGATCAAGAGGAGTTTAGAGGTCAAATAGAAGAATCTACAAAACCTTTAGTTGCTAGTGCTTATTCAGACGCACAGGCTAATTATGAAAAAAATCTGTTAAATAAAATAAGTAAAAAAGACTCTACCTTTAATGTAGACGATGCTGCACCAGTAGAAGATAAAGATGTTCTTAATTCTAACATGACTATAGATCAGTTAATGTTAGATAAAAGATTAAGAGAAAAAAAGCTAGAAGAAAATTTAGAAGCAACTTTAGCAGAAGATAGACTTGCAGAAATACAAGAAGCTAGACTCAATAAAGTAGATGAATCTATAGATGCTATAAAAAACACTGAAGTAGATATAGATAAAGAATTAGGTCCTGAAGTTAGGACTAACAACCAGATGTCAAACTTAGGTTTGATGTCACAACCACAAGGAGAAGAAAATGCCACTATACGGTAAATACAAACAAGGTGACCTTGGCATGGAAGACGAAACAAAACTTTCTAGAGAAAAAATGGAAAGTTGGGTTAACACAAAGTATTCCCATGCACAAGAATCATCTGTTAACGAAAAAAGTCTTTCAGGCAAGAATCAAATAGATTCTGGCTTTAATGCTTTAGCTGACAAAAAAGACTACTAAAATGGCTGAGATAGGTGAACTAATAGGCACTGGCGAACAGAAAGACATTACCGATGAGGAAATGGTCGGTTTAGCAGGCTACATAAGATCAAAGTATAAACAAGCAGAAGATGGTCGTTTAGCTGATGAACAACGTTGGTTACGTGCTTACAAGAACTATAGAGGTACTTCAGAGGATAGTGAAGACTATAGGCAATCAGAACGTTCTAAAGTTACTGTTAAGATAACAAAAGTAAAAGTGCTTGCTGCTTTTGGGCAGCTAGTAG